TTTTTACCTTTAACTTGAATATCTTTAACGCCTTGAATGTCGGATTTTGCACCCATTTCACGATAAGGGCAACCACCATTTTTTAAACCTTGTGGGTTAGGTCCTCGTTTGGGTGGCACTGTTTTGGTAAGTCCGCCACTTTCATAATACTCTTTCTCAAATGCACTTTTTTTATCTTTGAGAAGACCACTACTTCTTTTTGAAGAGCTTTGGCCTTTTGCCTCTGGGTCTCCATAAATTCTAAGTTTTTGTTTTTTTGTAAGTGGGTAAGATGGATTCTCAAAACCCTCCAATTCCGCAAGAGTAAATCTGGTTGGGTTTGCTTTTCTACCACTAGGTCTACGATAACCCTCAATTCCTCCCATAATCATATCTTTATTTTTCTCTAATACAGCTTTATCTTTTCTTCTTTTTTTACTATCACTATGATCTTTAAAAACTCTATATATATCTTTAATACCTCCAACTAATTCAAAAAGAGGACCGTCAGTTGTTTTTACATATTTACGCTTTTTTCTTTTTTTAATATCTTGTGCCATTACAATATTCTCCCTTTAGTTTTACCACGTATGGCAGCACCATCACCACGATTAACATTAATCATACCACCATTTTTTTTACTTTTCATATTTCTAGCCACTCCTATTTCTCTTGATAATTGTCTTGATATAGCATCTGCGTCCTTTTGACTACCAGCAACCCTATAATTACCTGTTTTCAATGCCTCTTTCATAGGATTTTTTATTTGCATAAGTCTAGTGCCTCTTTTTGTTTTTTTCATTTTAAGTGTTGGAACCACATAATGTTTGCCATCCGTTTCATAACTTCTAGTAAGTACAGTGTGTTTGCCTCTGAAAGTAGGAGTGGTTGGATCCATGGCTCTTTTTTCAAATTTTTTTAAATCTCTTTGTGCCATTATTTACCGCCAGTAACTTTTTTAGAAGCGATGTCTAATTTGGCATCGGCCACTCGAATACGCTCTTTAGCCTGTGCATTTGCATCATCACGCTCCATTTGCTCTAAGTTCATGCGTTCATAAAACTCAGTGGTTTTACGTTGCTCTTCTTGATTAAACTCTTCGCCTCGACGTTGCATATCCATGGCTCGTAAATCAAGTTCTTGTTGTTTCAATGCCACCAGTGGGTCAGGTTGAATCATGCCGGTTTCAGCTGTCACCAACTCTTCGGTCAACTCTTGAATACGGTCTGCCACCATAGACTCTAAAATTATCTGAAACTGTTCTGGTCGCTCTTGTTGTAAGGCCATCACGTTGTCTGGATTTTTTGTGTTTATCATCTCTAAGACTTGAGCCCTAGCTTTTAAACTTACATGCTCACTGACATGAGCTTGTAGTAAAGCATACACCATAGGATTTATTTGTACCATACGAGAACGCATAAATGCCACATGCGATAAAATGTGAGCATCATGATTCTGCGTAGCAAAAGCAGTAGGCACTTTCATTTGTAGAGCCTCCATGTTTTCTATCGCTGGGTCTTTTGGTCTTTTTTCTGGTTTTGGTTTTAGTATGGCATCTATGTTTTTTGTGCCCAAAGCCTCATAGACACGACGATATGCTTCGTGAACATTGTGCATTTTAGGGTTACTAATCGCTATTTGAAGCTGAGTTTGAGCCAAAGTTACTCTTTGTGCCATTGAAAATATATTTGGGTCTGCCACAGGTATCACATCTACCTCTGGAGAAAAGTCCATGACTTTTATCAAACGATTACCACCATACACGGCATATGGGTAAATTGGTGGCAAATAGGTGCCAAAAACATTGGCCAATAACCTAAATTCTTGACGCATACTGTAATAAAGTCGTTTATGTATCGCACTCATGACCCGTGAGCCACGTTCCATGAGGGCAACTGTGGTGCCCACGTTACGATTTTGCGTGTCATTGCCCACTTGCATGTCGGCTATTGCCGCAAAACGCTGTCCAGCTTGTACCACAAAGCCTAATAACTGAAAAAGTGTGCCAGATGGCTCTTTAAACGGTAAAATCTGGAATTGATCCTTAATATTTCCTCCAGGAGCGTCTACATCACGAAACTCGCCCGGTTGAAACGGTTGATCGTCGTCTCTGATTCGCATACCACGGCTCTTGAACCCTGCTGGTAGGTTTGAAAGCGTTCCTGCATCCAATAATTGACGCAAAGCAGCCGTTGCTGTCTTACTCAACCCACCAATCATGTGAATTAGACCAAAACCATAGAAACCAAGCCCTGGTAAAAACTTGTAATGCACAAAATACTGTCTTTTACGTTGTTTTTCGTCTTTCATATCGTAATTTCTGTACACTGACAGCACTTCCATCGAGCCTTCATCCACAGTAACCACGAAAGGCACCTTGACATTCTTCTCATCGTTGTCCATTTCGTATTCATCTAGGTCTAAATCGACGTGCATTTCCAAAATATTGAATTGATAGTCACCATCATCAGATCTTTGTAGCCCCTCTAATGAGTCATATTTCTCTTGCACCTCATCGTCATCCATGCGAGACGGTAAAATATCAACATCACGATAAAAACCTGCCTTTTGTTTTTTCAAAATGTCGTTTTCTGACATTTTTAACACATGAGTGATGCGTTCGCAGTCGGCTAAGTCAGTCGCATAGTATGGAACCACCAAATCTTCAGCAGGTACAAACTTACTTACAGCTCTTTCAATCATTTCATCGTAGTAAACTTTCTTAAAAGCACTACCAGCTAATGGCAAATAAAATAACAGTTGGTCAAACTCTGGAGTATACTCTTCCATTTTCTCCATAATCATGTAATTCATAAATTCTTTGACTCGTTCTGCTTGTTTCTCCTTGTTTTCATCAAGTGCACCGACTACTTGAGTACGCACAGGTCCATCACTGGGTAGTAATTCTTTATAAGCCTGGCTTTGAAACTGAGTTACCGCTTCTGCTAATAAGGGATGCGTGACACTACTGGCACCTTGAAACGGTCTACTTTCATCACTGTATTTAAAACCTAATAGATCAAGTCCTGAAATGTATGCTTTTTCCCAATCACCTCGAGACTGTTTGTCTTTTTTGTAATCGGCTATGAGTTCCATGGCAAGTCTTTGTAAAACTCGTTCGTCCATGGTTTCTGCTAAATTTTGATAAAAGTCAATGGCCGCACTTTGTTCCTCGGTCATCTCTGGTCCTTGTTCCATGGACATGGCATCAGGGTCGGCTTCTACCTCAACCTCTGGAGCCTCAATGTTTTGCATGTTGTCAGGGGTTACTTCTTGTTCTTCTGGAATTAAATTTTTATCTTCTGCCATGGTTTACATACCCTAATAATAATTATATTCTTTGTGAACTGGTTCTTCATTGTCCACATAATCTGAGTATAGCTCAACAAAGTTCCCTTGTCTGTACCTTAGTATCGCTTGAGTGGTTGAATCCACATAATCGTCATACGCTCCGTTTGGAAAAGCCGCACATTCATCAATCACATCTTCGGCAAACTTTTCTCCTGATGGATACCACACCGCACCACTTTCAAAAACAGGTGCACAACTGTTTACTCTGGTGTGTTTGTCATTACCTCTGGTTGGCGTAAATGGCACCACGGGTATACCCATTCTTCTAAATTCTTGGGTGAGTGGTTCACCACTGGCTTTTTGCTCAATGATAATGGTTTCTGGTTCCCAATATTTATTGGCTTCTAAAGCCACGGCTTTGAGTTCTGGAAAGTCAAACTTACCCTTAATGGCATCCAGTAAAATGATATTTGGTGCCCCACCTTCTTCTGGAAAAAATACTCCCCAAGTCGTGATCGCAGAATAGTCTGCCGTTTCTTTTTTGGAAAACGCTGTGTCGTAACTTTGTATGACATGCATCAAGTTTGGAATACCACCACCCTCCCATGGCATCCACCAATCTCGTTTTAAAATAGCTCCTTCTTCCGAAGTGGGGTTTTGCATGTATTGTGCTGACCAGTTTCGTATTGGAATACTGGCTTTAATTTTTTCAAGTTCATCCAGTTCCCAATACTCAGGCCACACTGGGTTCCCTGAGTCGAGAATCGCTGGAAAAGATACTTGTTTCCAAGTGTCAGCTTTGGGTTCCGTTTGAGCCTTCAAAAGTCTGCCTGTTAAATCGTCCTCAGCCCATCGGGTCATGACCACCAGAATTGAGCCTCCAGGTTGCAAACGCTGTCTGGGTCCAGAAGTGTACCACTCATAAGCACGTTCCATGGCACTATCAGACATAGAATCTTGTTCCGTGTGCGGATCGTCAATAATCAGTAAATCCGCACCACGACCCGTGATCGATGCCCCAACACCCGCAGCATAGTATTCGCCACCTTGATTAGTTTCCCACCTACCTTTAGCTTTGGAGTCCTCACGCAGTTTCACGTCACCAAAGATTTGTTTGTACTCTGGTGAGTCAATGATGTTACGAACCTTAGCTCCGAACCTTGCTGCCAGTTCGGTGTTATGCGACACCTGCATAATTTTTAATTTTGGATACTTACCAATAATCCATGCGGGGTAGTAAACGGAAGCAAACTCTGATTTGGTATGTCTAGGAGGCATATTGATAATGAGCCTCCCTTTTCTTTGGTCAGCAATATCGGTAAATTCTTTTGCAATAATTTGATGATGTCCCCAGTCTTCTGGATTTTTGGCTTTTCTACAAACAAAATCGGGCCAGACTTCTTGCACAAAATATAAAAAATGATCTTGACAAAGTTTAATATGTTGAATCCAAAGCTTTTCAACTTCGAGCCTCATCTGTTCTGTGGTCATTAGTTCTGTCTTCATGAGCCTCCATTATAGTGATTACTAGAATTTTTTCCACCATACTGCGTGTGAGCAACTGGGTTTTTATGTGTGTATATAAAGTTCTAAGCTTTTTGCATCTGATTTTTTATTTTATATTTTAAAAGTATTTAGGATTGTATATTGAGCCTTCTAAATTCTGCACAAAAAAAACGCCCCATCGGTGGGGCGTAAAGTCTTAGCGTTATTAAAGCTATTTAATAAGGAAACTATAAACAATAGGTTTTGGTACTAGAAATTTATTGTATAGTTTTTGATGCTTGGATTTAAAAGTATTAACATCAAATTTTACTAGGTCATCACTAGACCTTGAAATAGTAATTTTAAGGTCAGGGAATGCTAGCTTGGTATCTTCTTCCCTTGCTCTACTTTTTAAATCTTCACCTACAGCGTTTAACTTTTCTTCAAGCTTAATTAGTTTTTTTATATCCTCACTATTTGCTTTCAGGTTTCTTATTTGCTTATTTATATTAAATGCTTTTCTCGCTATATCTTCGTTTGTAATTTTTTTGTCTGTCATTGTTACACCTCTCTATTATTAAGTTTAATTTCTGCAAATTCAAAGCCACGTTTAAAAACCCATGTTTCATTGTGATTTAGAAGTTCATCATTTTGAGCTGATAGAATACCTCTTTGAAATTCTTTTTGAAAAGACTCTAAAAGATTAGGGTGTTTTTCATACACCTTATACCATTGCTCATCATCTTTTAAATTTCTGTATTTATAGTCCATTGTTTTTACCTCTTTATTAATTTAACTTACACCTCTATTATAGTACTTTCATTTATATATACAAGAAATACTTTATATTATTTTATACATAAATTCCGGTACAACTAGGTACAACCAAGTACAACCTGCAGAATTAAAACTTGAACAATATATTAAGATCTATTTATTAATGATTATATGATTATGATTATATGATTATGATTATATGAGTATGATTATATGATTATGGTATATGATTATGGTTATATGATTATGGTTATATGATTATGAAAAAAAGGGGCTATTTCTAGCCCCTTGTTAAAATTAATTCATAGCCATTCATGTCTTAAAGAGTACCCGTCATCAAATAAAGACCTTGATAACGTATACA